CCCAAAAGGTCGATATTTCTACCGCCCTACCCCAGCCGTCTTTCCGAGCTGTCATCCTAAGTAAGGACCCTTTATCAGGGTTCTACTTCAAAGGAAGCCAAAAGATTGGCATTTAACAACCAAATATGGTTGTTGCTAAAGTGTAGATAGATACCTTTGCGTAACCACAACTTCCCCTGACAATGTCAGGATCTGTAGGGTCACGTTCGCCGGAACGCGTGTATACGCTATACGACGGATATACCCAGTCTGCACCGTACCGCTTATTAATGCGGTTAGGGCGCATGGAATAGGTATCAAAGAAACCACCTTCCCAACCGCTCCTACGAAGCTTCCGAGTTTTCCTTAAGTCATAAGAGCCGACCAAATGGCCGTCTCCATAACCGTCAGGACCCCAAAGACGCATCGCAGGATTAGTCCAACTAAGTGCTAGGTTCGCGAGCTCTCGCTCGCCGTTCCGAAGCATATAATTGTGGAAGATATACAGGTTTTGTTCACTTAACGCCTTCTTGGCGTAAAATGGACGTATGCTATTGCCATTAAACCAGTCAGCTCCACACGACTCCCTAAAAGGCCCCTGCCAGAAGGATTTCTCGTTATTAACGATAAAACCCAACTGGTTAAGAGCCTCAGTAAGAAGAGTGTATCCTCGGGAATTGATAATTATATCATCACCGATGATGCTGACCTCGCCCTCCAGGTCTAATAGTTCAGAAACAGCCTTCGCGATCGAATAAAAGAGCAAGCTCTCCAGTTCGAAAGTGAAGCCATTCCCCATACTACTAAACTTGTGAAGTTCGCGGGGACCGTTAGGCGTATTAATCTCCCCAGTGGTCAACTCCGAAAGGAAGTCAAACCATATTTCTGGTAGGAGAAGCCTAACAACGCTGATCGAAACCGTGTCCGACGCACTAGAGAGGTCTACAGTGGCATAACCACCATGAACCGACCCTTCGCACGCAAGACGTTGATTTCTTGTCTGATCGCGTAGGTTAATCCCGACGCAACGTAGCATTCTATCCTTTAAATAGCCACCGACCCCTTTCTGGAAGATTCCATTAAGCGTTGGCTCGACTACTATAGGACGAAGGCTACGCGCATCCTTAGGCACGTAAGTCAATTTACCAGCGTGGACCTCGATCTCAGGGTAAAATATCAACTCTGATTCATCATCAGAATCAACCGATCCGGTTCTCTCTAGAAATCGTTCTAAAGAGTCGCGACCGCCCTGTGAAGACCAGGCCCATAATGGCACTTCTGCTAAGAAGCGGCCAACTACTGGCAAAATCTCACGACTACACGCTAGTCTTGCAGATATCTTCGCACGAGGCGAAGCAATCCGCCCTTTCACGTTTGTTGTGGCCCCAGGCCCAAAGGAGAACGTTAAGTCTTTTGGATTCGGAACAGGACCGAGGATACGCTTGATTATACGTCTGGAGAGGTGAATTACCTTCCAAACGTCGGGAGTTACCCGACAAGCGTCCAAGGCCGCGTTCGTTTCCGCACACTTTTCCTCCATCTTCCAGAACTTCTCCTCAGCAACTTTGCGAGGGTTCATACCAAGGTCCATCCATTCTTGTTTAGCAAACAAGGCATGGACTTGCCTGGCACAGACCAAATCGCGCAGATCATCACACCGACCGTAGTCGAATTTGAAATTAATCAAATCGACATAGCGGCCGGATGCGACTAGCTGGGAAAGATCCCTCGTTAGGGGACCACCTAGATCTGAAAGTAGACTGGAGACTTCCTGTAAGAATCTTAGTGATTCTTCAGGGCTTCGGATATCAGTCCAGTTGCTCATTATGAGTTCCTTAGTCCGGCATTGTACCGGGTGACGTGATAGGTTCCTGCCTTATTAGTTTGGCAGTATACCATTGGTAAAGAGCAGCGGGATGTGGAGCACGGAGTTCTTCCATGCGTCCCCAGCCGCCGTGTTGCTCAGAACGCCGGTAGCAGTTGTGCTGCTAGCGCCCTGAACGAGCCCCATACCGATCTTCAGGAGGTTGGCGCGGTCCGCGATCGTAGAACGAGCGTTGGCGAACATCGTAACGATGATCGTATCAACGTAAGCTACTTTCGGAGGGGCCACGTAACCCGATGAAGTTCCAGAAGCGCCAAGAGTCTCCATCACGGGGACCTTCACGTTTAAGGTACGCTTGTATGAACCGTCCTTAACAACTTCCTCAGTAATGGTAGCCGTCATTTGTCCCTCAAAAGGGACTCCTGCGATTGCCGTACGGTAGAAGGGGTTAGGGGTATCGGTGACAGGCATGAACGTATACTCCACAGGGGAGGTAGCGTCATCCTTCACAAGCATATTTGTCATTGCACCCATTAGATGTCTCCAAAGTTACAAATTTTGATAGGAGGAATTTCCCACCAAATCAACTTCAACTTAAAAACCGTTGGCTAGCAAGTGCTACCGCATTCCAAAATCGGCGAGAAGAATTAATTCCGCCAAAATTAAAAGTTGGAAAGGGAACAACAGGAGGAGTACCAGAATAGGTACGTTGCATTTTAGTATACGACTCGGCAATCGAAAGATTACCGGTTAGTTGTCTACAATACATCCCACTGTAGTAATTAGGCAGGACGCCTAACCACCTAATGTCCGCTGCACTTTCTTTCTTCCAAACATCTGTGATTAACCATCTCCCCTTCAAAGAAGGGATTTGATTTAAGTTATCGAGGTACGTCCCAAAAGGGATAAACCAATCGACCACAAACGAGTAGGGAACTAGTTCCCATATTAGCGACGCCGGGTTTTGAACACCTAGCTGTCTTGATACCGACATTTCTTCGTACATTTCGTACTGCACCAGTCTCTTCACTTTCCCACGGCTAATAGCCGTGAAATGTGTAGGAGATCCAGAATGTTGGTGACTATATGGTTTACTTATAGATGCCCGCACAATAGCGGATCGCGGACCCTCAGAAATAGCATGAAAAGCTTTCATAGCTTCCCATGAATCTGAGATAAGCGGTAACCATCCATATTGAAGTTCCAGCCAACGACCCGAAATATCAGTCGGTTTTAAGGCCGAGCGCTTCCGGGCGGAGGTGCCTAACTGTCTTGCAGCAGTAGCGAAATCGCCATGCTTAAGAGCCAGGATAGACCTCCCTAACTTTGACAAGTTGGTAGACAGCGTTCCTACCGTTTCCTTCATTTGACCTAGATTAACAGCTAGGTTAAATTCGTGCCCTTTTACTTTTGACAGTAATTTGGACAAAAGTTTATTTTGTTCATTTGAAGTAAAAGTAGTGCTGTCAGAGTATTGGCCCCAAGTGGGGATATACTCGATGGATTGGAGAGGATCACCCGGATTCAATGGCCCCGGATTAAACGTGGCCAAGAACCGGAACCCTCTCTGATACATCACCCGTGAACGTACTGACGATTGGTAATTGTTCCATTTCGTCCTTACGCCACCAGCATATGGTTCAGTTCGCCCATCAACGCCATTCCAAGTCCGGTAAAAACCGGGCGAGAAATTTAGTTGAGAGGTAAACCCGTCTAACAACGGCGAACCAATGGTACCTGTCGTCATCCCTGGGGTTCAGTGTCTTCGGACGCCGCATCGCGCGGTGAGTCCTTATCGCACTGATCCTTATTATAGGTGCTTGCACAAAGAGAGACATCGACACCCTTCGCATCGAGCTTAGAATATCCGGTGCAACCCATCGTAGACAAGGCCGAAAGGCCTAGCAAGATTATGCGAGCTTGTTCAAGCTGCATATCGCGCGTTAAGTCACGATGAGAGACGCCATATCTTCGCTTAACGATGTTAATGGGAGAGTCGATTATTTTATCTTTCTTCATGTAAGCCTCCAGGATTTTGGGGGAACCTAGAAATAGGTCCTTTGGGCTTGTTAAGGCCCGCTGTAAGGGACAGCCATAATGGCT